TTACTCGTATCGAGGGCATCAATCACCGTGTCGGTGTTGACAAAGCCCTAATGCACGCATTTGGATTCTTTGACCTTATCGGCACATGGTACGACGAACGTGACTACTACGGTGTGCAGATTTCGTGGGACGATAAGTTGTTCCTCGCTTCGCAGAAGAACACGACAATGAAGATTTATCGTCGCGCAGTGTGGTGGCCAACAGCCGCCTGCATGGCGGCAGGTAAAGTCGAGTCTGAATGGGTTCCGAGTGACGTTCATCTATGGTTTCCGCAAGTATTGACTTTCGAAAACATGAAGGTGTCTTCGCAGACCGAACCTGATGTGTTCGCGATCAAGTACCTCAACGATCCTCGACAAATAAACAAGATTAAATTTCCTCGCGAACTCCTGATTCGCCGCACGTTGAACCATAACTTGGCACCGCATCAGGGGATGATCGTTACGACTGTGGACACAGCCTACTCAATTCAAAGTTGGGCGGACTATACCGTCATTTTGACGGCGATTATCCACGGCGGAAAATTTTACATCATCAACATGGTGCGCGGTAGATTCAACGAGTATGAATTGCCAGCGGTCATCGCGGCTGTAGGTTATAAGTGGAAGCCTAAGCAGATCGTCATCGAAGAGGTGATGGGTACTGCGTTCGTTAAACGCGAAATCCGCCGAGAGATGGAAAAGCTGAAGATCAGTATTCCACTTCGGTCGGCAGGGCTGGGGCAAGGAAATAAGTCCCGCTCTAAGACTATGAAGGCCAAACCAGTGCTTCGGTTGCTCGGAGACGAACGTCTTTTTTTCATCAATTCCTGCGAAGGTCTTGAAGAGGTGTATACCGAATTGTCGCAGTTCACAGGCACGGCGGATGACAAGCATGATGACATCGTCTCGGCAGTATCGTTGCTGGTAGAAGTTTTTGCGCCGTACGCTGATACGGCTGGCAGGGTAAATTCGGTCCAAATGGACTACACGGCAGACAACAAGTCATTTCAGATGCACCAAATGATTTATGGTCTGGGAGCGTACACGGAGCAGAATTCGCAGCTCGCGACCGACGACAATCCTAGAACTCAGTATGATATCGGCCAAGCCGCACAACAGATGCCTGAAGAGGATTCTGGGTATGATCCGTTAGCGGATTTGGTTTAAGAAAAGGACGATATGGCTCAGTTACCAATCGAGGGAAATCCAAATCGGCCTCTCAATGCGCAGGACTACAAGCCGTCAGGTGAATTGAAGACTACCGCCGCAAGTGTTGCCTTAGTAGTTGGATGTGCTGTAGCTGCAGAAGCGTTCATTAGTAACAAACAATGGAACCTTCTCTGGCGCGATTCCGATTTGTTGTATCAATCTCCGCGTCCGATGTCCGTGTACGAGAACACGTACATTCTTGAACCGAACGTTCAACGGTTCACGGTGGCCAAGATTGTTAACTCAATTGTGCCCCAGTTGTACAAGGGTTTGTTCTACGACGATCCGCCGATGTTACTTCGGCCAATGCCGGGCACTACGCAAGATTCAGTGGATGCCAAGACTTCGGTCTTCTCGTATTTACTGAATGCCTGCAACTTCAAACGTAACACCAAGTGGGGCCTTGAACAAATGGCTCACCTCGGTACGGGCGTTTGGAAGTGGGGCATCCGTTACGAAAAAATTCAGGTTAAGAGCCGTAAACCTACTGTCTATAAAGACGCCGACAATCCGGCAATCCCGACGTTTGACGCTCCGGACATTACGCGGGAATACCGAATTGTGCCGCGACCGTTCTTTGAGTGGCGTCCGCTAGACCAAGTCTTTATCGATCCAAATACCCGCGTAGGCGACGCGCGCGAAGCACGATGGATGATAGATATTCGCAACCTTGACTTCTATGAGTTGCTGGTGATCAAGCAGGCCATTGAAGGTCTGCCCGCCGATTCTGAAGAACGCAAAGGTTGGTCGTGGCCCGGCAAGGGCACCGATGAAGAACTGAAACAACTTTGGATGCCTCCTGTTGAACAGGGAGCCGTGGAGTTGATGTCAGATTCATCGACGCACGTCACAGAAATTGTCCATCATTCGTTGCCCGATTCACAGAATGTAACTCCTGACTTGCTTCGCAAGAAGATGGAGGTTTTGGAATACTGGGATAAGGGCCGCAAGATCATGGTCCTTGACCGCAGACACGATCTATACTCTGGGAAGAATCCGTTTGCAGTAGCGGGTTTCCAAAATCCGATTCCGTTCCTTTCCGCAAACTGGTGGAATAGACCGAAGGCATTTTACGGTATGGGTCTCGGTCTTATCGTTGGACAAAACCAGCGCGTTGACCAAGGAACCATCAACTCTATTCTGAAGATTTTGTCGTTCGGTGTCAATCCTATTTATCTGCGACGGCGCGATGCAAATACGCCGACCCAAATGATTCGTACTGGCGTAGGACGCATTCTCACAGTAGATGTGAAAGAAGGTCGCCCAGTCAGTGATGCGTATGGCATCCTTGAACAGCCGAAGGTTCCTACCGAAGTTTGGTCAGCGCTAAGTGAGTCCGAAAAGGCTACTGAGTCGAGTTCGGGCGCAGACGCGCAATTGGTGCAAGGCAGTAGTGCTGGTCCTCGCAGTTCTATGGGCAGGACAGCTACAGGAGCCTCGCAAATGGGAGCGGCCTCGGCCACACGACTCGACGGCCCGCTGGATAACTTCATTGACCAAGTGTTTCAGCCATTCCTCTACATCTTGGATGATTTGGTATTTGAATACATTTCAGATGCAGAAATCATGTTTATTTGCGGAGAAGAGTTGGGTAAGGCATATCGACTCGACCTTGCGAAGTACCATGAAGGAAAGATGGAGTTTGAAGTTCTCGCTGGCGCAAGTCTTTCGGCCAAGAGAATCATGGCTCAGTCCTTAACGCTTATCACCCAAATCTTTGAAAACCCGCAAATCCAGCAGAACTTGGCTGAGATAAACGGAGAGTACATAGATTTCAAGCCAATCTTGAGCATGTGGATGGAAGCGTCGGAATGGAAGAACCGCAACGACATCATCAAGAAGTTGACGCCAGAAATGAAGGCGGCGCAGCAGGCTAAGTCGGCTGCAGCGCAAGCCAACAGCAAAATGGCTGGGCAACAACAACTGAATAGTCAGAAGGCCCAACTAAAATCTGTGCAGGCGGACCAAGACAACCAAGCGCGCGTACAGCGCGACATTGTAAGGGAATCTTTTAGAAACTCTGCCATGTCGGAAGCTGTCACGGGCGAGCCCAGCGCGGGCGGTTTAGAAGGCTCCGCTGAAACAAGCACTGTTGAATAGACGGGAGATGTAGCAGCATCTCCCGCTGTATATCTGGGAGGAGAATATATGTATTGCACAGCATCAAAAAATCGTACGTCTGGTGCGTATCGTTTGTGGTTTGACGCAACGGTCGCCAAAGATATGCGAAGTTTGGACTTACGCGTAGCATTGCTACGGTGGACGTTTCTGGCCAGCATCGGCCTGAAGTAAATCTCTGGGAGGAGAATATGAAAGTAATTCACCAAAGAAACCTTGGGAAGGGGTACTATTTTTGTTTTGTTGTGGAGCCTTTGGGAAATTACGGACATTACGCCACAGGCTTTAAGTACGGCGTAAATCTGACTATCGGAAGTCATGTCTATCTTTTTCATTTCGGGAGGAAACTGTGATAGACCCCGAGTTTGATTTAACTCCTGTTGAGCGGTCTGATCTTGCGATGACATTTTACAGCAAGGGCTGGCAGGTAGTTCACAAAATTTGTTTGTCCGTAGTCGAGCAGTTCCGAGTAGACCTTGACAACGCGGATCACTCCAACCCCAAAGACGTGATGGCTAAACATTCTCTGTCTCGGTCAGCAAGTGTTGTGGTTACTAAACTGTTGACACGCGTGGCATCAGAAGCCGCAATGGTGGGAGAGATGAAAAAGAGTGCCGAGCCGCAAGAATCTGCGCCGGGTTTAGAAATGGACGAAATCGAGCGCATGACACAAGGTATCCCAAACTTATTGGGCGACGTGGCGTACATCGAAGAAGATGACGACTTAGAGGAGGGTCGGTAATCATGGCATTTACAAAAGACCAA